AGCCCCAGCCTGATAACCAACAGCCGTGTTACCAGCTCCAGTAGTCAGCGCTGTCAATGCTTGATAGCCTACGGCTACTGTGTTGGAGAAGGTAGAAGCTCCATTAGCGCCCTTGCCAGAATCAACCCCAAGTAAAGTATTATTTCCGCCCGTTGAATATCTACCAGAGCTTGTTCCAATACCAATACTATCAGTAGACGAGGCGTTGCCAATTGCATCACGGCCAATGGCTATGCTGCCCCCGTGGTTCCCCGTGCCAAGCGCGTTGACTCCGAGCGCAATATTATTTGTCCCATTGGTGATGCTGTCTCCAGCGGCGTAACCTATAAGTACATTATAAGCACCAGTAGTTAAAGCAGAGCCAGCCAAATACCCCATAGCTGTATTACCAGCTCCAGTAGTCAGTGCGGTTAATGCTTGGTATCCGACGGCTACTGTGTTACTTGCTGTAGTAGAAGAAGTGCCTTCAAGTGCCTCTTGTCCAATGGCTACGTTGTTGCTTCTAGCCTGACCGTTTTTCAACGCAAGGCCACCTATGGCAACATTCTTATCGCTTTGAGAAAGACCTGAGTAACCAGCAGTTTGACCGATAATTACGTTCTGGTATCTATGCCCAAATCTGGCGGCGTCCCTTCCAATAATAACGCCACCGTAACTGGGGCTTACACTTGTGGGTAATGCGCCGTTACCTATAACGACGTGAGAGAACGTACCGTCCTGAATAATAAGCTGCCCGTCAACTTTAGCGTTACCATCTACATGCAATGGCTGACTCGGTGTAGTCGTACCTATGCCGACGTTGCCAGTGTCGTAGTAGATGTCGCTACCAGAGGTTGTCCATGGGGAGCCAGAGAAATCCACGAACGTAACCGCACCAGCGCCATCGGTTTGTAAAAGCTGTCCTGTGGTTCCGTCAGAAGTAGGAAGCGTGTAAGCTGACTCAGAAGTGTATGTAGCGCTACCAATGAAAAACTTACCTGACGGAAGGTTGGGTACGTCGTTAGCTCTTCCAGCGCCGAGCACGACACCTGAAATCTTGTTTCCAGAAGTGTTCACCTTGACGATCACCCCAAGGTTCTGAATGGCGTTCGTACCAGTAGGCTTAGTAGTTGTCCAGCCTCCAGAAGCTCCAAGGTATACCGTCTGACCCTCAGTATATATAGAGGCGTCTGGAACGTCTACGTTATTTATAAACCCCAAGGCAACACCTCTACCCTCAGCCTCATCAGCAAGATCTTCATTAAGGATGAGGTGAGCAGGGTAGTTAGTAGCCGCATCAGCAGCAATTACTTCTACGGTATTGCCTGTGGAGCCAGTGACATGAACGGGCGTTCCTTTATCTAAGGGACCACCACTTACGTTTTTGACAGCCTCCGTAATTGTCTGGATGTAGTCCCAGGCCGTATCGTAATCAGTGGCGCTCTGCTTGAAAATTACCTGATCAGCAACTCCACCTGTGGGTACTCCTTGTCCGTCGGCTCCATCTGCTCCGTCGGCACCAGGCAGGCCTTGTATGCCCTGCGGCCCCTGTGGTCCTGTAGCTCCTGTAGCTCCTGTCTCACCCTGTATACCCTGCTCCCCCTGGGGGCCAGTATCCCCTTGGTCACCTTTATCCCCCTTAATTCCTTTTTCAGTAACCGTTAACGAAGTTGAAGCAGGAGCGGTTACCGTTACTGTAGTTGAACCGTCAGCCGTTACTGTAATCGCCATGTTAGTTTGATATGTCTTCGTTTACTTTAAAGGAACCTCTGAGGATTGTGGTTACTTCGTCTGCTACTTTTTGCTGGATGTCGTACACATACACTCCTACTGGAAATTCAGACATCACATCTGCTGAAGCTGTAACTTTTACGGTTCCAGCATCCGATATGTCTACGAACTCAAATCCGTTACTGAGCTTGTCGTCAACCTTAGATTGAGACTTAGACAAAGCACTTGAGGCGACAACCTCTCTCTGAACAGATTCACCTCTTTTTTGTGTTGGGTTGGTTTTAACGTCCATCAAGAATTCATACCCAAGTGTGTCAAGCTCAATAGCGGTTCCGCTGGAGTTCTTTAAGGTTAAAGTAATAGAGAAGGTGTCACCCCTCCTGCAAGTGATGTCCAACTTCTCTGATACGTCTAAGTTTACCTTGTTCGCCATATTAACCTAATAGTGAGTTTACAATATTGTCTACGCTGTCACCAGACTCTGGTAACTCGCCTCTTTTGCCCTGACGCTGTGAAAGCAGCTTACTTTGCTCTGCTGACTGCTTTTTTACTCGATCGTCCTTTCTGTCTTCTTTCAGCACCTCAAGCTTCTCTTTAAACTCTTGCTCCTCAGTTCTAAATCCAAGTGTAGCCTGAGCCTTGATGAGTTCGATCTCCTTTCTAAACTGATGCTTTACTTGCTCCAACTGGGCTTCCAGCTGATTCTTGAGCTGAAGCTGCTGAGCCTCTAACTGAGCCTCCATCTGCATCTCTTGCATCTTAGCCTGAGAAGCTGCCTGAGCCGCTTGCTGGGCCTGTTGAGCCTGCATCTGGGAGTTCTGCATTGCCATCTCTTGCTGCTTCGCCATTCTCTTCTTACGTCGAACCACTAGGAGTCGCTCAGCCTGGTTGACATCCTTCATGTTTCGAATAGCGATGGCATCCTCGATATCTAGTTCTTTTTGCTGGAGAGACATCTGGATGTTCTGCTCAAGATAAGCTCTGTCTTGATCCTCCATCTCTTTGACTACCTGTACCCCGAAGTTGTACATCGGAAGGTCTTTGAACGAAGACAAAACAGCCATGTTTTCTTTGCCTACTGCGTTCTCATAAATCTTGTAGAGAACAGACTCAGCAGGCAGTATCTGAATACACTTCACGATATCTTCACACACCTTCTTGTAAAGAATCATGGAAGCGTTAGTGATATCGTAAATGGCGTTGTTTCCAGCTGCAATAGCATTCTGCTGAACACCCACAAGCGTATCGCCTTTCGGTGTAGAGGCATCCATCATCTCGTTGATGCCCGTAGTGTCACGGATCATGCGGAGGTAATGGTTGTACAAACCAATCAGCTCGTTGATGTTACGAATGCTGTTTCCGATCTCTCGAACTGGTGGGTTTTGGAATCCCCCTTCTGGGTTCTTGCTTCTGTAGTAGAAGACACCCGTTTGCTCGTAGATATCGTGGAGGTCGAGCGGTTGAAGCTCCCCTCCCTTTCCAAGCTGAACGTTTTCCAATCCCTCGATGTCGATGATAAGTCCGTCAGGCTTAGCCTTTGCGATGGCTTGCTGGATTTTAAGATGGGTAAGCTGAAGCATATCGGCAAACCCAGTGCAGCTATCCACCATAGACTTCGGCATCATGTTGCGCATGTTGGTGGCAACAACAGAATAAGAAAGTCTAACCTTGGAAATGTCGTGGATATTCTTAGGTACGTTTCTAGCCATTCCGTAGTTGAAGATGATATCTGGACCATCTAGGATGTAGCTGCCTCCATACACCGTGGCTACCTCCATTTTGTGTGGCTTTCTATCGAATACGCTTCCTTGCTTTTCTTCATATTCAAACCCCTTCATAAAGAAGTTGATATTTCCGAAGCGATTCTCTTTTTCCTCGAAATAGATACAATCTACAGACATGAACTCAAAGTCAAGAACATCAACCATGTATTCGTCGTACCCGTATTCCTGCTTCATCAGACGGTTATTGTACGAGTGAACATTGAAGGCATTAGGGTCATTGCCGTCTTTGTTCTTAACAGCGGCAGCGATCTTCTTAAAGTCTTCTTCAGTAAGTTCGTGACCTGCGATTCTTTTGAGTTCCTGGATAGATACGGTCTTGATGTGACCAGCATAAATCATGTCGTTAAACCCAGGATCTTCTGTGTAGCTGTGAATAAACCTAGATGGGTCTACATAATCAGTTTTTATTCCCTCGTTAGGGTCGTTGGTTCGCTTGACTACAGCCATCCCCAAAGAAACCAAGTCATTAACGCAGCGTCTAAGGATGTTGTCGTTGAAGCTGTTCCAAGATAGCGTCATGTTCGTTCCGATCTGAGCAGCGATTTCTGCATCAGTTTTCACGTTGGTTCCCAGCAGAATTTCCGCCTCCTCCAGGGAATCAGGCAGCTTGTCTGGGTCATCACCGATAACCATGCCTGTATTCTCTTTGAGCTGTTGAAGCTGTTTCTTTGCTTCTACTTGGATCTCCACTCTTCGCTTTCTGTTGTTTTTTTCAGAAGAAGAGAGAGGATCAACTGCTTCGAGGTTTGGGTATGGATTACGAGAAAGAATCTTGTTTACTACCACTCGAACGAACTTAGGAAGTACGGGAACGGGAGTGTAGTCCAGATTCATAAGGCTGCCATCTCCGTCATTTGGGTTGAGGGAGCGCAGCAATTTTTTATAAATGTTCGTATCCTGGGTACCGTTAGCGTAGTCTCGGCTTCGCTCAAACACTACGTTGCGCTTGCCATACAAAGAAGTAGCACTGGTGATCTTACCCCACTGAGACTCAATAGCTTTTGCGTACTTAATCCCGTATTCCTTGCCTTTTTTTACTTCTGAGCTTGCAAGCGGGTCAGGAAAAGAGCCTTTACGTTTATTGTTTGTATTGTTCATGTGTCTGATGGAGCTCTACGCATATTCTGCAAATATAGCAAATCCATCCTAGACCTTGTATTTCCTGAAAAACACCCTTTCCGTAAAGTCTGCTCTTTGTTTTTCTTTTGCTTTTTGTGCGGCAAGTAAAGCTAATCCTGAGCTAATCGTCAAGTCAAACTTGGTTCGCTTATCAATCTTAAATCCAATCCAGTCCTCTAGTGTTCTATTAAAATACATGTTGCCCACCTCGCCTGTCTCGTGGTTTATACCAACGCTTTCGTGAATGTACTTTTCTATGGCTTGCGCGTGAGACTGAATTACATCTTGAGAATTAGAGGGGATGCCTTTTGTTTTTACGTTGACATGCGAAGAGGAGCTCATGAGATGCTTTGGTCGGTCCATTAAGTAGCCGTCGTAACCCCTTGATTCAAAGTACCTTGCAATCCCGTACTTATTGTTCTCTATAAGCAGTGGATACCCATAGAAAAACGCACACATCAGAACGTCCTCATAAAAGATGCTCGCCAGATCTGGGCGAGAAGCATATTCTACAACGAACATATTTGAAGGGCGATTCATGCTGAACTTGTTATACATATGTAAAGCTCCCTTCGATCCCCTTCCGTCTACTGTAGCGTCCAAGTCATAGGAGTCAACCCCTCCGCATCCGTAGTTGCCAAACGGGGGGACTTTCTTTCCGCGCTCTTGCTGGATTACGTTTCTCTCGCTGGGGTCTGGCATCCAGCTTACCCTAAATCTTCCGTTAGGGGTGGGGGAGAACACAACCTCTTTATCTTTCTCTTTCCATGTGAAGTTGCCTACCACGACTGGATTTGGATACAACTCCTCGTTGTGTTCGATTTGCTGATAGATCTTACCGATGTTAAATAGACTGCCCTCAATGCTGTCCCTGAATGCTTCATCTTCGGTGAATGGGAACTGGCGTGTAACCTCGTTGAGTTCAGACGGGTTGTCCTTAAACGACCTACGTTCGTTTTTCAGATACGTCTTGCTGCCGATCTCTATGTCTTCTGAGTCAATACCAGTTACCGTTTCTTTTGGATCTTCTACAACAGCATTTCCGTACTCATCAAAAAACCCCTCCAAAGCTTCGTAAGCTGGAATAAAGATGCGATACAGTCCAGAACGGGTACGCCCGTTGTTGTTTCTTTCGTTTGGATCAGAGTCGTACCACAGACCCTTGTACTCTTCTCCGCCTTTGTTCATGGGATTTACCGTACTTCCTACTAGAGCTTTTCCTACCACTTTTCTACCAACGATAAGGCATGTACGCTCGATCCGCCATGCCTCACGTATATCTGTAGGTTTCTCCCATTTGCCCGCCTCATCGAGATACAGCAGGTGCAGTTTCTCACCATCGTATGCGTTGTTCGTGGTGTTTTTCCAGTTGATGACTGTATTCAGTGCGTCACCACGCATGGATGTTTTATTGTTCTTCGTGATACGCTTCGAAGGTTCTCGGAAAGCCAACTCCATACGAGGGTTGGTAGTACCGTCCTGGATAGGCTTAAAGAAGAAAGGGTAGCCTCTAAAAATAGAGACCACCTTCTTCATGAAGATGTTCTCCTGAGCGTCTTTACCAGTCTTTGACTGAATTCCCAACAGCTTCTCTTTAACTTGACTAGCCTCGTCAACAAGGACAGCAGAGCATACATTAGTGTAGCCAGAACGACGACACTTAGTATATAGCTGACCGAAACAACGGGGATCAGCTTCGCAAGCAGCCATGTGGAGAAAGATTTCCCTTTGGAAAGCGAGGTAT